TCCTATTTGTCAAGTAATCCCTTTTAAAAGAGAAGAGTGGAAAGCAGAATACACTTGGATGGAGAATAAGGAATTAGGTAAACAAAAAGAAGAACGTGTTAAAATTACAAAAGATAGGCTAGATTGGTATAAAAATAACGCTCATCAAAAGAAAAAATATGTCTGAGTGTTGTATCGTAGGAGCGGGTAGTACAAAACACAATGCTCTACCAAATAGGCACAATTTTTACATAAGTGCTAATTTACATTATCCTAACTCTAATATTGTTTTTGCTCAAGATGATCCAATTTTAAATGATTTATTAAAGAAAAAAGTAGATGGTTTTTCTACACAACCTGTGTTTACCACACCTCAAAAATATCGTGATTATAAAGATTATAATCGTTGTTACGAGTTTGATTATAGGAGATTTTATAATACAGGAAGTTTGTCATCAGGACTTAATGCTATTGTTTTAGCACAATTTTTAGGGTTTACACAAATATACTTAGCAGGATTTAACTTTGATGAAAAAGATTATTCTGTTGATTTTGACACAATAAGAGGTGATGTAAAATATACATTTTTATAAGGAGAAATAATGGATATAGATAAATTAAGAGAAGAAATTGAATATGATGAAGGAAATGTTCAGAAAATATACTTAGACCATCTTGGATTACCAACTTTTGGTATAGGACATCTTGTACGAGAGTCTGATCCTGAATATGGTTGGGAAGTAGGAACGGAGGTCAGTAAAGAACGCTGTGATTCT